CGGCGCAGAAAATCCAAACATACCATCAATTACTATTTGCGTTTTAGAATCAATTGATGTAAACTATGCTCCAAATGGTTTTTCAGCTTATGAAGTGCCTGGTGAAAATTCGCCTGCTCTTGGTCGAACAGGTATGCCGGTGTCAATTCAAATGACACTTCAATTTAAAGAAACCACATATCTTACTAAGGGTGATTTTAAATCAGGTAGAAAAGAAAATAAAAAAGAAATAAAAGAATTAGGTTCAACATTTGATAATCCATCGGCATAAAAATGGCAAAATTTTTTAACTATTTCCCTAGAACTTTTTACACCAGCAACAATGACACAACTGGTGTAGATTCTGTTATAAATATAACTGCAAGAAGTGCTTTTGAAAAAACTTTAAGAGAAAATTCAACTAATTTTTATTCCTATCAAATACAAGATAGTGATACACCAGAAATTATAGCAGACAAGTATTATGATAATCCAGAGAGACACTGGATTGTTTTGCTTTTTAATGACATAATTGATCCTCAATGGGACTGGCCACTTAATGATAAAAATATAATTGAATACATTGACAAAAAATACACAGCTAATGGAGCTGCAAATACTACAATACAAACTGGCATTGCATGGGCATTAAGTGAAAATAACACTCAAGCATATTTCAAAGTAATTACAACAACGGGAAAAAATGGAGAAATTACTGTAGAAAAGTTTGAAGTGGATGCCAATACATATGCAAATGTAACATCAAGCACAAATTTTTATACAACACAAGCTAATGAATCAATTACAATTGTTGTATCAAAAGAAAAACGATCTTATTATACTTATGAAATTGAAGAAAATGAAAAAAAGAGAGAAATTAAATTATTAAAAAATCAATTTGTTGATGATGTTGAAAAAGAATTTAAACGAATCATTAGACTATGACACTTGAACTTCAAAAATCTACACAGTTTAGTATAACTGAGCTTGTTATTGTTACGAAAGCTGGATCAATTGATATATCAAGAATTTACGAAGAAGTAAATATTTTTGATTCTTTATTTTTGCCTGTAATTAATGGTAACATTGTCATTCGGGATTCAATTGGTTTATCTGGTAAACTTTTATTTGATGGATCCGAATCTCTTCTCATTGACATAAAGAAAAGTAAAGAATCTGATGTTGCAAATTTTCGTAAAGCTTTCAGAATTTATAAACAAACAGATCGGCAAAATGAAGGTTTAAATAGTGAGGTTTATGTTTTACATTTTGTTTCAGATGAATTAATGTATTCAGATCAACAAAGAATTAATCAATCTTATGAATTAACATATGCTGAAATTGTTGAAAAAATATTATTAAACTATTTAAAAGTGCCTAAAAATAATTTAACAGGCATTTATGATGTAACTTCAGGTATTAAAAAAATTGTTATACCAAATTTAAGGCCATTTGAAGCCATTGATTGGTGTGTAAAACGATCCGTTGATGTAAACCAATCACCTAATTTCGTATTTTATCAAAATAATGTAGGTTATAACTTTGCTTCACTATCAAAGTTATTAACAATGCCTGCCATACTTGACATTAAATTTGAACCAAAAAATACACAAGGTGGAAATCCACTTTCTGAAATCAGTTCGGCACGATCACTAGAAGTTGTATCTCAAGCTAATGAAATAGAAAAAACACGGTCGGGTGTTAATGCCTCTAAATTTATTGGTTTTGATCCTTTAACACGAACAATTGCTGTAAAAAATATTAGTTATGGTGATCATTATGCAACTATGAAACACGGTAATAAAAATCCAAATTTCTCTCAAATACAAAATCGTGACGGTGTAAACAATACTGAAACATATGATGCCAATAAAACTTTAGCTTTTTTTGGTATTGCAAGGCAATTCAGTGAATATATTAAAAAGAAAGATCCAACATCTATTTCTAAAGAAGAAAATATTGAAAGTTGGTTGTCACAAAGAAAATCTATCATTAAGAATTTGATGACAAAAAGAATAAAGTTGGTAATGCCAGGCAATTTTCAATTGACTTCAGGTTTTAATGTAAATATAGAAGCTCCTAATTTCGGCCAAAAAATAAAAGGAGAGGATAACAATGATCCAAGTTTGACTGGAAAATACATCATTGTTGCTACACGACAAATTATTGGTTATGAAAAACATGAAACAATTATTGAAGTAGCTACAGACTCTTCAGCAAATGAATTTATACCTGTTAGTAACCCACAACAAACAGCTGCCATAGAAAACTATTGATATGGAAGAAAGCCAAGAAAAGAAAAAATTTGCTGGTAAAGATGGTTTTGTTTGGTTTACTGGTATTATAGAAGATAGACAAGATCCTCTTAAAATGGGCCGTTGTAGAGTTCGTTGTGTTGGATGGCACGCCGAAAACAAAATGTTGCTGCCAACTGATATGTTGCCTTGGTCTATTCCAATGTTACCTTTAAATAATAGTAATCCATATGCACCAAAAGAAGGAGACATGGTATTTGGTTTTTTTGCTGATGGAGAAAATGCTCAAAATCCAATTTTAGTTGGAGTTTTTCCAAGTATACCATTAAAAGCAGGAAACGCACAAGAAGCATTTAGCGATGGCCGAAATTCTGGTCAATTATCTTTTGCACCAGTTAAACCATCTGAATCTGCTACTCTTTATCCTCGCCGTTTAGATGAACCAACAACTTCTCGCTTAGCAAGAAACGATTCTGATTACCCATCACCTATCAATCAAAGTAAAGCTGCAAACAAAGTATCAAAAGTAGAGCCAAATTCCTATTACAATGCAGTTTATCCATATAACAATGTATATGAATCTGAGTCTGGCCATGCATTAGAGTTTGATGATACAAAAAATGCAGAAAGAATTCATCTATATCATCGGTCAGGATCTTATATTGAATGGGGTCCAAATGGTGATAGATCCGAAAGAATACAAAAAGATAAGTTTACAGTAGTTGTTGGTAATGATTCAGTTTATGTAAAAGGAGATGTGAAAATGTATATTGATGGTAATTTTAGTTTAGAAATTGGTGGTACTTGCGATATAACTTCTGGTGGTAATATGTCATTTACTGCTCCTCGTATTGATTTGAACGAATGACCGGCGAATTTGTAGTTTTAATTGAAAAACAACTTTATACTTACACAAGATATGAAGATATACCTGAAAGTTTTGACAATTTAATAAAATTTAAACCTGATCCTCCAGAGCCTCCTCATACAGAACATCAACATGAAGAAATAGAAGAATGGAACAAAAAATTACAAATACTTATGGAGAAAGAACGTGCCGGCCGCAACAAGAATAGGTGATGCCGACATAACTCACTGCTCAACTCCTTTACGAGCAGAAGGTTCTCCTAATGTTTTTGTAAATGGTATTCCTTGGTCTAGACAAGGAGACAATAATACAACTCATCTTTTACCTGGAGCACCTTGTCCTGCCCATGCTGCGCCGATAGCAGTAGGTTCTTCCACTGTTTTTGTAAATGGAAAAGGTGCTGGTAGGATAGGAGATTCAATTTCTGGTTGTACCTCTGTGGCCGAAGGTTCACCAAATGTTTTTGCAGGATAGAATAAATAGAAAATGGCAACAATAAAAGCACCAGACATTCATGCAGAACGAATTTTTAGAGACCTGGATTTGAATTTTACAATTCATCCAGTCAAAAAAGATATAAACACCCATAAAAATGAGTTTGCTGTAATTAATTCTGTTAAAAATTTAGTTTTAACGAACTACTATGAAAGGCCTTTTCAACCGAATCTTGGAAGTGGAATTCGGCGTTTATTGTTTGAGCCAGTCGATTCAATTGTAGCAGCACAAATAGAAAAAGAAATAATTGATGTAATTAACAATTTTGAACCCCGAGTAGAAGTTTCAAAAGTTGTAGCGGTACCAGCTCCAGACGAAAATGGTTTTAAAATTTATTTGGAATTTTTTATTATTAATAACGCTGCACCAGTTACAATTAATTTTTTCTTAGAAAGAATTAGATAAAATGGTAGATTCTTTCGTTTATTGTTGGCAAGATAAACTTACAAATAAAATGTATATTGGTTCTCATAAAGGTAATGAAAATGATGGATATATTTGTTCTTCAAAAATAGTTTTAGAACAGTATAAACAAAGACCAAAAGATTTTATTAGGCAAATAATTGCGAAAGGAAATTATAAAGATATTCGTAATTTAGAACACTACTTATTAAAAAAAGTTAATGCATCCAAAAATGAAAATTTTTATAATCAACACAATGGTGATGGAAAATTTTATTGTAAAGGGCATACTAAAGAAACCAAATTAAAAATAGCTGAAGGTGGTAAAGGCAAAACTGCTAGAATAGGAAAAGAAAATGGAATGTATGGCAAAAAACATTCTGAAGAATCCAAAAACAAAATGAGAGAAAAGGCCGGTCATTGGCAAGGTAAAAAACATTCTGAAGAAACAAAGAAAAAAATGAGTAATTCTATGAAAGGTTTAAAACATAAATCATTTTATGGAAGACCTATGAAAATAGAAACTAAAGAAAAAATAATACAAGCTAATTTAGGTAAAAAAATGTCCAAAGAAACAAGAGAAAAAATGAGTGCAGCAAGAAAAGCTTTTATTAAAAGAAAAAAAGGAGCGCTAAATGGTTGATAGGCTCCGGGTGACAGAACTTGATTTTGATACAATCAAGCAAAATTTAAAGAATTTTTTAAAACAACAATCAGAATTTCAAGATTATGATTTTGATGGTGCCGGTTTGTCAATTTTATTAGACATTCTTGCATATAATACTCATTATAATGCTTATTATTTAAATATGGTTGCTAATGAATCATTTCTTGATACTGCTCTTTTGCGTGACTCTGCCGTTTCTCATGCTAAAACACTTGGTTACACTCCTTATTCTACAAAGTCTCCAGTAGCAATTATAGATTTCATAGTTGAATCAAATACAACAACTTCTGGCACTTGTACTTTACCGGAAGGATTTTCTTTTCTTTCAAATCAAATTGACAGTAAAGCCTATAATTTTGTAGTATTAAATGATACAAATGTAACAAAGTCAAACACACAATATATTTTTGAAAATTTAAATTTAAATGAAGGGCAATTAATTACTTATTCTTTTAATTATGATAAAGGATCAAATCCAAAATCTATTTTTGAATTGCCTGATGTTGATATTGACACAACAACAATTAAAGTTTCAGTAACACCAAATGCAGCAAATAGCGCAACAACAGTTTATCAAAAAGTTACTGATGTATTGGACATTATTTCAACATCTGAAGTTTTCTTTTTACAAGAAAGTAGAGGAGGATTATTTCAAATATATTTTGGAAATGATGTTGTTGGCAAAGCTTTGCCTGATGGCGCCATTGTTTCTGTCACTTACCTTGTGACAAATGGAACTCTTGCTAACAAAGCAAATAATTTTGTAGCTACAGCAACAGTTACAGATTCTTTAGGCAATTCTCTTTCAAATTTTACAATAATACCAAAAAGCGGTGCTTCTGGTGGTGCAGATCGTGAATCTGTAGATAATATTAAATTTTCAGCCGCGGCCAGATTTTCAACTCAAAATCGTTTGGTAACTTTTAAGGATTATGAAACATATATTTTAAACAATTATCCAAACATCAATTCAATTTCAGTTTGGGGTGGTGAGGACAATGATCCGCCAGTTTATGGTAAAGTTTTCATATCAATGAATCCAAGAGATAACTATTATATTTCTGAAACAGAAAAACAAAGAATTATTCAAGAAATTGTTTCACCTAAATCAATTGTTACTGTTACCAGTCAAATTATTGATCCAGAATATTTGTATCTCATTATAGAATCACAAATACAATATGATTCAAAGAGAACCACTCAAACACAAGAAACAATTAGACAAAATATTAGAAATGCAATTTTCAATTACAGCACTACTTTTCTAAACAAATTTAATGCAAAGTTTGTAAATTCTAAAATAGAAACTGCTATTGATAATGTTGATTTAAATTCCATTATTGGTAACAGAGTGGTCACAAGAGTGCAAAAAAGATTTGAACCAACTTTAAATCAAAATAGTTCCTATCAGCTTAATTACAATACTACTTTACATAAAGGAACAGCGGCAAATAAACTCGTTTCAACTGAATTTCAAGTAAGAGATGCCCTAGGTGTGACAAGAACAGTAACAATAGAAGAAGTTCCTCTTTCTTTTACTGGAATTTCATCCATATTGATTACTAATCCAGGCTTAAATTATCTTTTAGCTCCAACGGTTACAATTACTGGTGATGGTGTTGGAGCAACAGCAGAAGCCGTTATTGTAAATGGTCAACTAGAAAAAATTAATATTATTAACCGAGGGATTAATTATACCAAAGCTGTTGTTACAATTGGTGGTGGCGGCGGTGTGGGTGCAGAAGCTTCAGCAGTAGTAGATGCTAAGATAGGAACTCTAAGAACGGTTTATTTTGATTCAAACGCTCAGAGGCAAATTGTTGATAGTAATGTTGGAGATATAAATTATGAGACCGGAAAAATTTCATTGAATGACATCAACATTATAGGAGTATCTTCTTCTGATGGTTTAATTCGTGTGTCAATAGAAGCGGAAGAAGGAATAATTGAATCTGTTCGGAATACCATCATTACAATAGACGAACAAGACCCAGTGTCTATTGTATTATCTTTAACTAATGTTTCATAATGTCTTTTGCAAATACTTCATTACTGATTAATCGTCAGGTACCTGAATTTGTTCGGGAAGAATATCCTCTTTTTATTAGTTTTTTAGAGGCATATTATGAATTTTTAGAACAAAAACAGCCGGGTCAATTAAACGATTTAACTCGCCAGGCTAAAAATTTAAGAAACATATCGGATGTTGACCTTTCAATAGAACAATTTGAAACAAGTTTTTTCAATACTTTTGCTTCATTAATTCCTAGAGATTCTTTAGTCAGTAGAGATTTTCTCATTAAGAATGTGTTGCCTCTTTATCTTTCAAAAGGCAATGAAGCATCGTTTAAACTACTGTTTAGGATGTTATACAATGATGAAGTAACTTTTTCTTTTCCTAAAAACAATGTTTTGCGAGCCTCTGACGGCAAATGGGAAATTGATACCATTTTAAAAATTGAAACCAATGTTAGAAGTATTCACACAGGTAATGGTTCTAAAACAATTTTTGAAATAGCACAATCAGTTGATGCAAATGAAATTGATGTTTTTGTTGATTCTGTTTTAAAGACACACGGAACAGACTATTTTATTCGCAAAGAAACACAAAAAATAGTATTTACAACAGCACCAGCTTCTAATTCAACAATAGAAGTTTTTTATAATGATTTTAAAATTGATTTATTAAACAATAGAAAGTTAACCGGGCTTACATCTGGAGCAACAGCTATTGTTGAAAAAGCTGTTCCTAAAGTCATTACTGACCGATTAAATTTTGGTTTGCCGTTTGAAATTTTTATTAGTCCAAAAACACTTATTGGTTCTTTTGAAAATGGAGAAAAAATTGAATGTGATATTATAGGACTAAATGACACTTTAATTACAATTGTTGCTGATACTTTTTCAGTTTTGGCAAGAATAAATGTAACTGACGGAGGTTCTAGTTACAATGTTGGAGACCTTGCTCTTATTTTAGGTGGTGGTGCAACAGATATAGCTTCAGCTGAAGTAGAAAGTGTGACCGATGGTTTTACAACTCGTATTGTTGTTGACTATGGCGGCGCAGGATTTAAATTAGCTTCTATTATTACAAGTTCAAATACACCAGGTTCTACAATTATTACTGGTGCTGTTGACGGCGTTAATACTTCACACACTACCGCAAATAGTTATATTGTAATTGGTACAGATATTATACAAAGCTTTAATGGCAATACAAATGCGGTTAATACTCTTATAAGCGCTGCTAATTATGGATTTCCAGGACCTTATACAGAAAATGTAAATACAAGAATTATAGATGCATTAACACAATTAGAAGTGACAGACCTTGGCCCAATTACCAATGCAGTTATATTATTTTCAAATGTATCAGTAAATACAGCAACACTTGATTCCCAAGGTGCTTTGTATGCGGCAGGCAATTCATTTTTTGATATTAAAGATTTTGGTTCAATTGGAAGAATAGACATTAATCCTGGTGGCTCTGGTTCTGGATATAAAATTGGTGATGAAATTAATTTTGGATCAAGTGTTTCTGGTTCTGGCGCAGCAGCTGCTGTAAGAACGGTAAATGCTACTGGCGCAATTGTCACAACTCAAATTCAACCTCCAAGAATAACAGGCACCGCAAATGTATTAAATAACACCGTTGAAATTATTGGCACAGGCACAAACTTTACAAGCGATTTACAAATTGGTGATAAAATTGTAATTCGTAGTCAAGAACGATTTATAAATGCCATTTCATCAACTACATCTGCAAATGTCAATGTAGCATTTTCTTGGACAGATGGCACAACATATGCAAATAACTATAAAGTTGGTTCTTTTTCAAAAGGCTTAGTTGGAGGAACAAACTATGTTCAAAATAGTTTTCCAACAATAACAGTATCTACAGCATCTGGTGGTTCTGGTGCCAATCTTTCAATTACTGCATTGATGGGTAATGGTGAAAGATTAAGAGCTTTTACTGATACAATTGCTGGTCAAATTACCTCAATTATACTTACTTCAACTGGTTCTGGTTACAAGTATATTCCACAAGTTGATTTAACAAATAGTGGTGATGGTTCCGCAATTGCTGAGGCTATTTTGGGTGCTTCCCAATCAGCTTTGCCTGGAAGATGGACAACAACAGATTCAATCATTTCAAGTTCAGAAAGAAGATTGCAAGGAAATGATTATTACTTAGATTTTTCTTATGTGACTTCTTCACTTACCTCATTTATCAAATATAAAGAAATACTTAAGCAATTACTGCACCCAGCTGGATTTATAAACTATGCTAACTTAGAAAAATCCAAAGACATAAATTCAAATAACCTAGTTTTAAATGTTGAAACTAGTAACACAATTTCCGGCTTTGTTAATACAACCAACTCCTCAATATATATTGTAGGCACAGGCACAAGATTTAATATAGCAAATACAAACGGCATCATCTCCGTAGGTTCTAATGTAGCGGTCAATGGGCAAATTAGAACAATTAGCAGTATTATTAGCAACACGAACCTGTCTGTAAGTTCTGCCTTTACAATGAATTCAAGCAGTCAAACTCTTATTATATTGTCATAAATAACATAAATAATTCTATGCCCTCAGTTACACTTAAAAAACTACCTTTCAATAACGCTGAGCAGTTCAGAGAGTCTTTTTCGGAGGAAAGTGATCCAACGATTGCTTATGTTTTCATTGGAAATCATGTTCCTTATGCAAATGAGTCATCTCCAGAATCAATTGTAGACACGGTTATAAGTGAAAAATCAATTTGGGATAATATGTTTGCTGCCAAAAGAGTTACTGGAAACGATGTTCAACTGGTAATTCCTCGGGTAAATTGGACTTCTAATACGAAATATAGAGGTTATGATGATACCATAGAAATTACTCAACTTTTTACAACAAATACCTCTCAAAATTTAAAGCCAATGTATGTGTTTACATCGGCTCGCAATGTTTATAAGTGTCTGTCAAATAACGCATCAGCTAATTCAACCGTTGAGCCAACTGGCGATTACACGACTTCAAATGGTAATATTGCTACAGCAGATGGTTATATTTGGAAATATATGTTCAATGTAACTCCATCAAACAAATTCTTAACAAATGAGTGGATACCAGCACCTACAAGTGTTGAAGCCTTAGACTTCAATCTAAATTCAACCGGTGTTGTGGATGGTGAATTAACTAGCATTATCGTTACAAGTTCTGGTCAAAATTATCGACAAGCATCAAACATACGGGTAAATGGATTTACTTCTGGCCAAACAACTCTCAAAGTGACAAACACCGCACTTGTCTTAGAGGTATTCAGTATACCTTCATTAGCCAATTTAGCAAATATGTCAATTTCTGGAACAGGATTTCAGACAGGAACTCACATTTCTGCTATTGATAATGTAACAGGTAATGTTACTTTATCGGTAGCCACATCAGCCGTTGGTGGAAATGCAAATAATGTGACAATTACAACCAGAGTTTACATTGATGGTGATGGTGTTGGCGCTGTAGCAAATGCGGTTTTATCAAACACTTCAAGTACTGTTTCTGCCGCTAACGCAAATGTATCTAAAGTAACTGTAACGACAATTGGAACAGAATATTCTTTCGCTAACGCTTTCATATATGGGTCAGGAACTGGTGCAAATTGCCGAGTTATTTTGCCTCCAAAATTTGGCCATGCGTTTAATTCTGCAAAAGAACTCAATGCAAATAATGTAATGATAGCAGTCCGTGTAGGAGAAATTGACTCCACAGAAAACGGACTTATTTCAGTAGACACCTCTTTTAGGCAGTTTGGTTTACTCCGAGATCCATATAAATACGGTTTAACGGTTGCAGCAAATACTTCAACAGCAAACTCTGTAATTTCACAAACAACAGATTTGAATGTTATTGCTGGATCTTTGTTTACCTTAAATGAGTATGTTTATCAAGGCCCGCAAAGTAACCCAACAGCATATGGCTTTATAAATGCTCAAGAAAGTAATGAAGTGCGATTGACAAAAGTAAAGGGAACATTTTTAGCTGGTTTGGCCTTAAATGGTTTAACCTCAGGTGTTTCAAGAACAGTTTCAACAGTTAACACTCCAGAATTTCAACCTTATACCGGTGATATTCTGTATGCAGACAACGAAATAAAAACAGATAGAGCAGACGGTCAAGCAGAAAATATTAAAATTATAATTGGTTTCTAAAGGTTAAAAATGACATTAGTTCAAAACTTTAATGTAAGTCCTTACTACGATGATTATGATGAAGACAAAAAATTCATTCGTATGTTGTTTCGTCCTGGTTATGCTGTTCAAGCTCGTGAATTAACTCAACTTCAAACATTACTTCAAAAACAAATTGATAGATTTGGCTCTCATATTTTTAGAAATGGATCGGTTGTAACTGGAGGTGAAGTATCTTTTTCTACAACTGTTAGTTATTTAAAATTACAAACTACAGATTCAAATGGCAATAACATTGATGTTGCTAATTTCTTAAATAAAAAATTAAAAAAAACAAGTGAAGCCACTGGAGCTGTTGCTACCGTTGTTGCTGCTATTGAAGCAACCGAAACTGATCCTCCAACTTTAATCATACAATATAATGCTCCTCCATTACTTTCAGCAAATACAACTTTCTTTACTCTTGAAGATTCTCCATTTGAAGCAAGAGTATTAAATGAAGCTGGAGCTGCGGGCCCTTCAAGTGTTGCCTCTATAAATGAAGGTGTTTATTTTATTGACGGTATTTTTGTTAAAGTAAATCAACAAACAATACCACTTGAAAAATATTCAATGTTTGCAACATATAGAATTGGTTTGGCCGTTGAAGAGTCAGTTGTTACTGAAACAACAGATACTTCATTATTGGATCCTGCACTCAATGCTTCTAATTATCAGGCACCCGGCGCAGCAAGATACAAAATTAATTTGAAATTAGAAAAAAGATCACTTACATCAATAGATGACACTAAGTTTTTTGAAATTCTTCGCCTAGAAAATAGTAAAATTGTTTTACACAGACGATATCCAATTTATTCAGAGTTAGAAAAAACACTTGCTCGGCGAACATTTGATGAGTCTGGTAATTATACTGTAAAACCATTTTTAATTAGTGTAACAAATCATATACCTCCAATTGGAAATACTGCAAATACACAATTATTAACAGCTTCTTTAAGTCCAGGAAAAGCTTATGTGTATGGTTTTGAAAGAGAAACTGTAGGAACAACTCTTATAGACTTAAAAAAAGCAAGAACAAAAGCAAATGTTTCCAACTATGACATTGAAACAAATTACGGTAATTACTTAGAGGTTTCAAATGTAAAAGGTTTGTTTGACATAAGCACTATGTCATCTATGGATTTGCACTGTGTTCCAGTTGATAAAGTAAATACAGCAAATACAAATCTTATAAGTTCAACTAAAATTGGTACAGCAAGAATAAGACAAATAGAATTTGTTTCTGCTGCCAATACAGGAAATGCTACAACATATAAAAACAACTTTTACATTTTTGACACTAACTTTTTACCAGTTACTGGCAATGCCAATGGCGGCAATACAACATCTATTATTTTAGCAAACAACGGTATAGCTTCAACTACTAGTAATGCTTATTCTGGTGCTATTATTCGTATTACAACCGGTTTAGCTGGTGATAATGTAAAACGAACCATTACAAATTACGATCATTTAACAAAAACAGCAACAGTAGATTCTAATAATCCTTTTATTATTTCTCCTGGTGCTAATTCAGTTTACAGTATTGATTTTGGTATTAAAGATTTAGAATCTTTTGTCATTAATTCTTCAACAACGCTTATTGCTACGGCCAATGTTTCTGATACAAACAAAACAGGAACAATTGCTACTGGAAATACATTCTTATCAGATACTAATTTTAACTCACTTGTCTTTAAGATACCTGAAAACTATATTTCTTTTAACATGACAGACCAAGATTATCGTGGACGAAGAGTTTTTAAGAATCAAACAGTTACAGCTGGCGTTTTAAACTTGTCAACGGGTAGTGGTACTGAGGTATTTGTTGGTTCTGGAGCTTTATCTGATACACAAAAACTAGAACATTTCTTAGTATATGCTAATAATGTGGCAGGTGCGCCAGAATTTACTGCAAATCAAGCAATTTCTTTTGCAACATCAACTGGTCGTTCAGTTACGGTTTCGGGTTCAACCGCAAATCTTTCTTTTGCTACAGGTAACACTTTTACTGTTGATATTATTTCAACGGTAGATTTTAATTCTCCTTCTGCAAAATTAAAATCTTATGTGTCTGCAAATACAACACACGCAGTTACAACAGGCGGAACAACAATAGGTAACACAGTAGTTTATTTGGCTTCTGGACAAGTTGCAATTAGCACACCAAACAGAAGAAACGGCGATTCAGACAATTTGTATATTGCTGACATACATCAATTAGATGGTAATTTTGAAAAAAATTATGGTTCTTTTAATATTAAAACAAGAGGAATTACAAGAAAAAGTTCGTTTAAGGTTATTGACTCAGGTAATACGGCAGCTGCTGTTGTAACTGCTGATCTTACGAATACAACAAAAGATATTACTGATCGTTATGTTTTAAATACAGGTCAAAAAGATGGTTATTATGACCATGGCTCTATTACACTAAAACCATATGCTAATCCTCCAACAGGTCAAATACTTGTTCTTGTAAATTATTTTACACATTCTGGTTCTTCAGGTTATCTTACCTGTGATTCTTATAATGTGGCTAGTTTGTCAGCTAACACAGATACTCGTTATGCTTTAATACCTTCTTTTACTAGCCCCACAACAGGAGAAGTTTTAAATCTCAGAGATTGTGTTGATTTCAGACCAATTAGAACAAATGCTATAACTGATTTTACTTTAAATGGCATTTCTTTAACTGAAGCTGAAGGAGCATTAGAATCAGATTATTCTTATTATTTGCCAAGACAAGATAAAATTGTTTTGACACAAGAAGGAAAATTTCAAATTTTAGAAGGTATTTCTGATTTAAATCCTCGGAATCCAGCTGAGGCTGAAAATGGAATGACGCTTTATAAAATTCTTCTTCTGCCATTTACATTTTTTCCAACAGATATAAGATCAACATATGTTGAAAATAAACGATACACAATGCGAGACATTGGTCGTTTAGAAAAAAGAATTGAAAATGTTGAATACTATACCACACTAAACACTTTAGAAAAATCTGCACAAGATTTAACAATTCTTGATGCAAATGGATTAGAAAGATTTAAAAACGGTATTGTTGTTGATTCTTTTAGAGGGCATAAAGTTGGTGATGTAAGAAACATAGATTACACCTGTTCAATGAATTATGAAACAGGTGAATTGCGTCCATATTTTAGTTCCAATAGTATTTCTTTTGTTGTAGATTCTGCTTCTACTACAGCAAATTCGTATATAGCAAATACTGTCATAACGATGCCATATACATCTTCTGCTTTCATTACTCAGAATGTTGCAACAAATTCTCTTGCTGTAAATCCATTTAATTTAACTTTCTATTCTGGAACAATTGATTTGTTCCCAGCTTCTGATGTTTGGATTGATACAGAAACAAGACCAGATGTTCTTGTAAACTTAGAAGGAGAAAATGATAATTGGGAAGCAATTACCGCAGCAAATGCAGATCCAAGAAACTTTGGTTTTGGAACACAATGGGGAGACTGGAACACTTATGTTACAGGACAAAGTGTTGAAGAAACTCGTAGAACAGAACAAAGTGTTCGTGGTGACGTAAGGTATCAAGATACAATTTCACGAACAGTTACAACTACAAATTATGGTAAAAGTAGGCACGGCACAACTCAAATAATTGTTCCTGAAAGAATTCAACAATCTATAGGAAAACGACAGGTTGATTTGTCAATTATTCCTTTTATAAGAGAAAAACCAATTTTATTTGGTGCTAAAAATTTAAAACCAAATAGATTTGCTTTTACCTTTTTTGATGATATACCAGTAAATCGTTTTATTGAAATCCCCACTATTATTGAAACAACAAATGTAAGTGTTGCTTCATTTAAAACGCTTGAAACCGTTACAAGCACAAGCGGTGGAACAGGAAGAGTGTTAGTTCACACCGGTCGTTCTTATGGTGCAAACAACAGTTATCTTCATATTGCTGAAGTGAAAGGAACAATTGCAGCAAATGATACAATTACCGGTGCTGAATCTGGAGCAACCGCATTTGTAAATTCATGTATGTGGAATAATGGCAATGTTGTAACTGCTAATACCGACACTATTACTTTAGGGTCTGGTGCTCCATATACAAGTTGGTACACCGATATTGGTAACACTAGTAATTCTATTGATTGGGCAAATCCTAGAGATTGGTATTCTCATCCGGCTAGAGCTAATACGGCTAAAAATTATAGTGTAGCCTATGGTTATAATCAAATAAGAATTTTAAGTGGAACAGGCGCTGGTCAAGTAAGATATATTACATCTTACAACGGAAGTACAAAAATAGCTACACTTGACATTCAATGGAATGTAATTCCAGATCAAACTTCAAGATGGTCTGTTCAATATCCTTCAACAGATGATTTTGGAATTTTTGTTGGTACATTTTATTTAACTAATTTAAATGCTTCATCGTATCTTGATGAATTTAAATTTAAAGTTGGTTCTAAAATATTTAAAGTTACTGATAATTCACAAAATGATCCTTTATTTGCTACGATGGGAGCAACAGCAGCTTATCATGCTCAAGGTATTTTAAATACAATTGAAGATGTTTCTGTTTCTGTTCGTGTTCCAACAATCGCAACAAGTACTGTTTTTGAGGAAGCTTCTGCTGGTTCAACTTATGCAGTAAATGATTCTACAGTAGAGTCGCGGGTTATAGGTTACATTTATTCTCCACCACCTTCACCGCCACCACCAAGTGATGGTTCTTACGTTTATATACCGCCGCCGCCTGATCCACCACCAAGTGTGGTACCGGTTCCGGTGTCTCCTTATCCTTCACCAGCGCCAACGCCAACACCACCTCCAGCGTTACCTCCTACGCCCGAGGTTATACCGCCTCCAGTAATAACTGTGGAACCAGTAGCTCCTCCACCAGAACCAATTTCATATGGCGATGGTGCTACTGCTAATGATACCGGTTGTACGTCGACAGGAACCTGCGATGCCGGTGGTGGTGGTGGTGGCAAAATTATCTGCACTAAGCTATACCAACTTGGTTTACTTGCCGAAGAAATTTATTTAGCTGATCAAGCTTTTGGAGCTAAGTTAGTTAAAACTAACCCGGATATTTACAATGGGTATCGGGCTTGGGCTGAAATCGTAGTAGATTGGATGAAAGGAAATGGGCCTAACATGATGCCTTGGTTGTCAGAAAAACGCAGGCGTGAAATTTTGCAAAATTGGTCTACATCGTGGGCTAAAGAAATTGCTACTCCTTGGGCTGAAGAGATGGCATACAAAATGGGTGTTAAAGAATCTGGAAACATTACTGGTAAATTAATTACAGCAGCAGGCATACCTATTTGCAAAGTAGTTGGTGTATGGCAAAGAATATTTGGTTCTAGTAAAAAGCCAGCTGGATTTGGTAAAGGAGCATTGCTGATACCTGTGTTTATTTTATTTAAACTGATTGTTAAATTTGGTCGGTTAATTGAAGATAAAAAAACGCCTTCTTTGCAAAGAACTTAATAAATGAATTTGACTACTGAACAGAAACAAGAACTTGTATCAAAATACAGGCAGTTAAACAATGAAGAGAAACAGTTAATCCGCGAGCTTATGGCAAGCCCAGCACGTTTAATTGTGCCTAAATTATTTGGTAACGACATAAATGATCTTTTAAAAATGATACCGATGCAAACTCAAACCATAAAATGAAGTTAACATGAAAATTAAAGCTTTGTTAATCAAAAAGGAGACAAAGATTAAATTTGTATAATAAATACATTTTTATGGATGTATAGAAAAAATTTAATTATTTGAAAAATAAAAAAAAATGGCAACAGTTATTAATCCAGTAGCACAAACTTTTTTTGTTGATGGTGCAATTTATCCAAGAGGGCTTTTTGTTGAAAGTGTAGATTTAATTTTCAGCAAAAAAGACACAGAAACATTTTTACCTTTTACGGTACAATTGCGACCAACAATAAATGGGTATCCACATTCTTATCTAATTTATCCTTTTAGTGATGTTTCAAGAGGGCCAGTTACGATTAAAACAATAAGTGGTGTTGCTCCAAATATACCAAGCCTAGACAATCCAGATCATTTCACTCGGTTTACATTTAATGCACCTGTTTTCTTGTCGCCTGGAGAACACGCTCTTATTCTTTATACTTACTCAGATAACTATCAAGTTTTTATTTCTGAAATTGGTGGAACAAGATTAGATGCGTCTGAAAGACGAGTAGACAAACAACCATATGCCGGTTCTTTCTTTAAATCTTCAAATGGCACAGTTTACACTGCGTACCAAGATATTGACTTGGTTTTTCGTTTAAACAAATGCGATTTTGTAACAGGATCAAGGGTACTTAGAGCTTTAAATATTTCTCCAACATCAAATACAGAATTTGATGTATTTAAAGTTTCTTCTACCGATTTAATTTTTAAAAACACTCTTATAACCTATGCTTACAAGCTTACTTCAAATACAACAAAAACACTTGACAGTGACTTTAGAACAACAATTGTAAACAACGATACCTATTTGGAGCAAAGAAGTGTATTTTTAAATAATGCAAATGGTTCATTTCAAATAGATGCTACAATAGAAACTATTGATAAAGATGTGTCTCCTGTCATTGATGCCGAGAGATTAAATGTAATTGGTGTTAAGTATCAAATCAATGATTGTAGTTTTGAAGTAGATGACTTTACAATCGTAGATGGCGGTTCTGGTTATACAAGTAACATTGCAATTACAATTACAGCAGATAAAGGAAGTGATGCAACAGCTACAGGTGTTGCAAATGTTATAACAGGCAAAATAGAAAGTATTATTGTAACAGATGGTGGTTCTGGTTATATTGATGCTGTAACTGCAACAGCTGAAGCACCACCAGTTCCATCTGGCAATACAACTGCCGTAATTGCGATTGAATCAGAAACAAATAGCCGTGGTGGTCCTGCACTTTCTCGTTACATTACACGAAGAGTTGCATTACAGGATGGTTTTGATGCAAACATGATTCGTGTTTATTTGACTTCTTATAAGCCAGATGATGCTGAAATTGAAGTATATTATAAAGTTCTCTCAGGTGAAGATAATACAAATTTTGACGATAGGCCATATGTTCGTATGCAAAGAGTTCAACCAGGTAATGAAAGTTTACTTGACACAAGAAGCTCACAAACATCTGATGAATTTTTAGAACAATTATACATTCCAATTACAACTGATACTTCATATGTTGGTGCAAATTCAATTACATATGAAAACTTTAAAACATTTGCCATTAAGCTTGTTTTAAGAACATCAAATCCGGCATACTCACCGGTTATAAGAGACTTTAGAGCAATTGCTTTAGCACCATGACAACACTTGATACTCATCTTTTGATACAAACCGAGAATGATTCTTTGGTAAGAGACACTCATTCTAAAGCTTTACTTAATCACAATCTGTCTGCACTACACGAATACCAACAGAAAAAAAATATTTTGGCGAAAAAACAATTACAAGAAAAAGAAACAAAAGAGCGCCTTGCAAAACTAGAATCAGATATGCAAGATATTAAACAGTTACTTATAGAAATCGCTGCTCTTCGGAAACAATAATGGCAAACATAATCAATCAATTAGCTACTTCTAACACCTTTCTACAATGGTTGACGGCTACGCAATCAGTTATTTCTACAACCAATGCTCTCAGAGAGGGTGGTTCTGGTGAGATATTTGTAGCCAACACAAACATTGAAATTGCAAACAATGTAACAATTGGCGGCAATCTTACTGTGACTGGAAACATTACGCTGGATGCAATTGGATTTGATGACCTCATCGTTGCTGGTGGTGCTACAATTGGCACCACATTGGAGGTAACTGGCAATACAACACTTGGTACTGCGACAATTAATTATGGTAATTTTCCAACAGCCAATGTCATTGCTCTTGTAGGTCAAGCAGGTAACTTTTTAAATTCTGCTTTCTCACAAGCAAATTCTAATTTTGTAAGTGCTGTAACAAGATTGACCGTTACAAATAGTGGCGCTTCTGCTTATCTAATTGACCAATACTCTGGAAATAATCCATCAATCTATGTCTCTGGTGGAGAAACTATAGCATTTCATTTAAATGGCATTACCGGTCATCCGTTTATGATTCGTGTTTCATCTGGCGGTTCAAACTATGATACTGGTTTAACTCATGTTGCAAACAATGGAACAGTTACGACACAATCAAGCGCACAAGGTCAAGTGTCAGGAACTCTATATTGGAAAGTTCCTTTTGATATCGTTGGTTCTACCTATGTTTATCAATGTTCAGTTCATTCAGGTATGGTTGGCAATATTGTTGTTCAGCAACCAGCTTCTTTTGTCGCATCCAATACAATACTTGCTTTCAATCAAGCAAACACTGCCTTTGATGCTGCTAACAATGCAACAGGCGATGCTTTGGCATTTGCTATTGCTTTAGGATAAATAGATAAATAGTCAAAACAAGGAATATTCATGGCTAATACATTCAAGAACTTTTTTC